TTTCAACCTAAAAAGAAGCAGCATACACTTTACTTATCTGTACTACCCTTATCAAACATTTGAACCGGGATTCACACAGTATAAGAAAGGCCGTGACCCTAGGGATATATTCTCTAACGCAATAGCTGATGCTTTATCGTTACTAATAAGCGATCAAGATTTAGCTAATACTAAGTTCAGCGTATACTCAGGAAGAAGCAAACACGGCAATATTATTAATGGTGACTTTAGATGAGTGCTAGAACAGCGATTCCAGTCGCATATGTAGAAAAGTTACAACAAGTATTAAATGGTACTGGGGATTACCTTACTAACATGTACGGGAATGTGGAATCTAGAGTTCGACATTTCCAAGATATAGAGAATTTCCCTACTATTACTGTTACTCCCGGGCCTGAGACTAGAGAAGACATGCCCTCCAACTTTACCCTTTGTAGGCTTGAAGTTGCTGTACGAGTATATGTAAAAAACCAAGATGACGCCCAAGGAGAACTTGAGCAAATCATTGGTGACTTAGAAAAGTTTTTTGACAAGAATTTGGATATGGCGTATAATTTAATTACAAGTAGTGGTCAGGAGACCCATAAAACTATATCCAACACTATATTGTCTATTACTACAGATGAAGGTCTATTGCAGCCCCAAGGAATTGGGGAAATACTACTCTCTGTAGAATATGAAAAAAGAAGAGATTACTAGGAGAATAATTAATGTCTTTAAATTTATCACGTAATACCAGACTTTGGGTTAGTACAGTAAATACTGGACACGATAACTCAAACACATTCGAGATCCCAATTCAAGACGGGTATAGTTTAGGTCAGAACATGGCATCTGAGGATATATCTCCTGAGGAAGCCGGGCCTACACCTACTCGTGGTTCTAGACGCTTTAATACTAGCCTAGATCCAGTAGACTGGAGTTTCTCTACATACCTAAACCCTTATTTAGTTAATGGTGACGTATTCGCTCTAGACGCTATCCTATGGCACGCTCTAGCTACAAGCGACGACTTACCGCTAGAACTTCAAGGTGACGGTGCAGGTAACGCAGGTCAAACTGACGTATACACAACAGGTTCTGAGTTTAAAGTAGGGTTCACAAAAAACAGTGCTCACGTACTTACTAAACTTAACCTAAAATCGATAACAAAGTTTACCTAGTTAAGAATGCTCAAGTGAATGAAGCATCTATACCACTAGACATTGCTGATATCGGTATGACAAACTGGTCAGGACAGGGTACTGAGATGGTAGAAATCGCAGCTCCTGCATTTATGTCAGCTACTGCGGAAACGTTCAATCCAGACCTACCAACAGCAGATTCTTTCGTAGGTATTCCAGCAGACCGCTCTTACATTCTAAGCAAGCTAACAACAGTTACTATGCAATCTAACGCTGGTGGTAGCACTTCATACTACCGTATTGCTCTAACAGGTGGCTCACTAACTATTAATAACAACATTAGTTATGTAACTCCTTCAACACTAGCCGAAGTAGACACTCCTGTAGGTTCATTCACTGGTACATTTGATGTATCTGGTACAATGGATAGCTACCTACGTGACGGTGTTGGACTAGCTGACGGTTCTAGTGAAGCTAATGCTTACGGTTCAGCTGACTTGCTTAAGCAGATGATACAAAACAAGAACGTAATTAACGTTTCTAACATCACTTTTGAACTAGGTGGTAAATCCAATAGTACTCGTGTAGAAGTTAACCTTCCACAAGCACACATTGGTATCCCAGCTGTTTCAGTAGACTCCATTATATCTCAGTCCCTAGAATTTAAAGGTATTCCTAGCAGCGCTGATATGGACGACGGTGACGAAGTAAACATCACGTTCTACAGATAAGGAGACTAAATGAGCTTTAGTTTTAAAAGAGGCTCTAAGCTCATTATAGACGACGGTACTGACCGCTACCTGCTAAAGGTAGCGGACTTTAACTTCTCCGAAACCTTTATTGAGCGAGGGTATGATGTATCGACAGTGCATAACCCAGTAGCTATCAGTAACAAAACTTATGTAAATGCCAAGTCTAATTGCTCTTTTGACTTTGAAATGTATTTTAGCGATAATATTACAGTTGAGAAAAAAGTCTTGGAATGGTACGGCTTTGATGCCTCTGGTAACTTTCCAGCAGTTAATGGACAATTGACTAAAAAGTTTGATGTTTACGTAGACTTAGGAGCAAAGATAGTATTCATAGATAATGTGGTACTAGAGAATCTTAGCTTTAAACTAAATCCTAGAGGGATTCTTGGCATGTCTGTGACAGCTAGAGGATTTACTTCCATGATGGATTCAATAGTTCTACCATCTAACGGAACGTTATACTCTCAAGGGTCATTTACAAACGCATATATCTCAGCATCCGTACCAGGTATTGATGTTTCTAGAGTAGCAGGAGCTACATTAGAATTGACTAGAGATATAAATTGGCTAAATAATCAATCAGTACACGATGCATTTTCCGGAACTATGTTTATTCCTGAAGATGTAGTAGGGTCAAACTTGGCAGTAGCAGGTAATATAACAACTATAAAAAGAGGGACTGAAGAACCTAAATATTTACCTGACGTGCCAGTATCTATATCCCTAGGAGACTACATGACAGTCAATCTAGGACATTGTAACATAACACAGAGAGCTGATTTTGGCTCAGGAGTACTACAGTCGGTTTCAGACTTTAAGCTATTAAATAGCGTAGACTCACAAATAATAATCTAGAGGAAATATGGTTAATTTAAAAGATGTATTACAGGAATCAAAAACTGCGGAACTAGAGTTCCCAGGCTATAAAGGATTTAAGGTTAAAATTGGTCTAATAAGCAGACAGCTAGCGAATAAGATTCGTAAAGACTGTACAGTTACAAGAATGTCAGACCGCTACTCTAGCATGGAAGAAACTCTAGACGAGAACAAGTTCGCAGAGAAGTTCACCAATGCTGCTATCAAGGGTTGGGAAGGTCTAACAGGAGAGTACGTTAAAGACTTATTACCAGTTGACGACGATGTGGTTAAAGATGAAGATGAGATCCCATATAACCATGACAATGCTGTAATGCTTATTAAAAACAGCACTGCTTTTGAAGCTTGGGTAAACGAGGTGGCGTTTAAACTAAAATACTTTCGCGGAGAGCAATCTAAGTAAGGGTTTAGACCTACTCGATAAATACCAAAGCAACCAGCAACATAATATTACTAAAGAACAGTACTTGGAAATCTGTGAGCGTATGGGTGACGAGCCCGACCCTGATAAGATGCCGCCGGATTTTTCGGACTTGCCTCAGTTTGTACAGGACTCTCTAGAGATTTACTCTAAGCTTCCAGATACGTATACAGGAGGTAATGTTAG